TTCACGTTTTGGGTTGGGTCACCTTTGGTGATAGTAGGCCATGCATATTTTATTTCATGACTAACTGTTTTAGATATTCTACTCTTAAGCGCGTCCACACTTAAGGTAGTGTCTGCAATATTGCCTTCACATGTACCCGGTACACCGTTAAATGTGATCATTATTTCATAATCACCGGCGATATAACGGTTATATTTAACTGCGTTACTAGGATCAGCTGTAAAATTCGCTACGAATTTATTCAGGCTGTGGCACTGAGAGAAAGATTGTTCGAAGTGAAATTCTAAAATATCACTTGCTCTAAGTCGTTGCTTCATCACCTTACAGACTTCCCAGAATCTGTTGAAGGTAGGTGACCATTGGGGTGTTATCCCTAATTGTACTGAAGTTTCAGCATTGATAGTTAAATCATACTGTACACCTGTTGGATCATCTTGGCTCAGAATCTTTACATCACGAGGCCAAGTGTAATTTTGAGGGCTGCCCACAACTGGTGCGTACAGCGAACTTGGAACAGGTTCCTCACCACCCCAGCCAGAGAAAATACAGCCTTGGGGTTGGATTGTTATAGAATTACGGGCACGTAATATATATATTGATATATCGATTGGCGTGAAAGCCATTCGATTGCGTATTCTATGAATACTTGTGGTACTAGTTAAAGGAAAATATAGGTCTAAATTTCCTGTGTTGTCCCCATCCATGTAGGAAGCGACATCAGCACTCATAGCATAGCTGTAACAGAAGTTACGTCGCATGTTGTAGGGTACTGAACCTCTTGAATCGTAGGAAGCTTCAATAGTATCGAAGCTGCCAGTTAACGATGCACCGAAGGGGGAATATATACCCTTGCGGTTTATACCAGCTTGGCTAAGCTGTTGGTCGAGATTATATTCATAACCACTAGTATGGAGATTTAGCTTTTTAACCCCATACATAGTTTTTGCGGCTTTTAACATCTTTGACGGTGTACCGCCATTTATATGGATTTTACGAAGGTAGGTTCTACCATCGACATCTATTCGCTCAAGCGAAGGAGCAGCCATTTCTTCCATAGCCACAGGATCTGATTTAGGATCCTGACGGCCGGTAGGATTGTTCTCTCGACTTAGAAAATCTAAGCCGACTTTCTCGAAAGGAATCGTTTTTGGTCGTTTACTCATCACTTTCTGTTGAATGGCACGGACTGCAGCGGCTGTAGCCGCTGCAGCTACGGGACTAAGTACCTCCCTAATTTTTCCCTGAAGGAACTCGTGATAAATTTTTGCGCCTACGTCTTTTTTAGTTATCCCAAATTTTTGTTTAACTTGGGAACCGCTTGACATAAGCTCGTCAATAGTCATTGGCTTTCGCTTAGTCTTACCAAGCTTTATTGTAGATTTGCCTCTAGGTGTCCAAGTTCGAATGTTTCTCGTTGGCACTCTGAATGCAGTTCTTTTAACCATAGTTCGTACCTCCTATTGGTATTTTTATTATTAATTTTTAATGCCCATGCCACATAAAGTAGCATGGGTCGAGCCCGAAAAATTAAAGGTTCACGTCTTGAGCTCCAATCCGTGATGGAGAAAGATCGTTGTCACACTCTCCTTCTTTATTTATTAGATGCCCTGGCCCATTTGGAACAGGGAAGAATTCTCTAGTACCACGGGGTGATTCGTATACTTCAACAAACCCGTTTTCATCAGCAAACTCGTCTTCTGGACTACCAATGTTCTTATCCATATAGTAGTACCGATCAGAGCTTAGTTTTTGGTCGATGTACCAGTTGCTGAATATCACAATTTGTGGATTATTCATAACTAGATTTTTATATTTACCATACATGGAATTAACTATAAGTCCATTTTGTAATTGCTCTATTACGTGAAGGATATCTTGAATCCAGTCACGATAATTATGGGGTTTACATCTTGGGAGATCCAAAATATAGTTAGGGAAAGGTCCAGCGTCAATAATGGCACTGGATAGTTGTGAAGGTGAGCCAGAAACAGGAAGGATGCACACATCTTTCTGGCGCTGAATCGCACAATGTTTACACAATGACGATTTACCAGTGTTACCTTTTTCGTCGACGACAAATAAGATTTTCCTACCGTTAGGATTATACAATGCTTTTTTGTTTTTGTCAAACCATTGATTTAAAATCCATTCTTGCCATGGGTAAAACTCCTGGCCTTTTAATGGATCTTCTACTTTAAAACTAGATAAGTCGCGGTTGGACCAAGGTCCTTCCACTCTAGTCTCCGATTTCATCGTGTAATCGAAATTCTGTGTTGGATTGGACGTTGGACTACAATTAATGTACTTCAAGTCTATCTTCATTTCACTTGCTGTTTTTTTAGCAAAAGCAAGAGTTCGGGTACGAGCTTTAATATTAACTCGCCCCTGAATATGTAGGTTATCCAGCCCTGTCTTTTCGAGCTGGAAAACAAACATGTCTGTATGACGCGCTGCGAAATCATAGAATTTATCAATGATATCGCTTTGTGCCATTTCTAATTCAGGCCTTAAACTGATAGTTATATCAATTCGACGTACTGGGTTAGTAGAAGCTGTCATTATATACCTCCTCCTTCTTTTTCTGATAAATTAGTTGTTACAAGAGCATTGTAACCATCTTTGAAGTAAGCCGTACGGCGATCAAGAGTTGTATTCTTCTCGTTAGCAGTAATCCAACCTATTTGGGTCAACCCTTCCGGTTTCACGTTTTGGGTTGGGTCACCTTTGGTGATAGTAGGCCATGCATATTTTATTTCATGACTAACTGTTTTAGATATTCTACTCTTAAGCGCGTCCACACTTAAGGTAGTGTCTGCAATATTG